GTGGAGCTTGCTGCTTTGCTTGGATGCAATAAGCAGTATATCCACAAGATTTTAGTCGGTGAGCGTAGTGGTAAGAAATACATTGAGGCAATATCAAGGATATTGGAAATTGAGATGGTGGCATGAAGGAGGTGAGATGATTGGCTGAAGCATATGTCACATTGGCTGAAACGGCGGAGCTGGAAGGGGTCAAATATAAAACAATGGCACAGAGGTTGTCAAGAAAAAAACAGGCATTTGAAACCAAGACCGAGAAGTCAGAAACGGGCGGAAAAGATGTGGTGCTTGTGGCAGTCTCCTCACTATCCAAACAGGCAAGGAACGCATGGAAGGAAAGGGAAAAGCTGAAATCTTTCACGGAAGGAGTTCCGGAAGGACAGGAGGCGGCAGAGCAGAAGCCGGATGTGCCATGGTATGTGAACATGGACATTGACTGGTACATTGAAAACTACAAGGAGAGATACTACAAAGCTGTGGAGCTTGGGAACGTGGTCAGGAAGTTCCTTCAGTATGACGAAGGAGACCGGACAAAGTACGCTGAAGAGTTCGCACAGAAGCACCTTGGGAAGGGGCAGAGGACTTTGTACCGATACACCAAGGCATACCTTGAGGCATCCGCATGGGCGGACAAGCTTCAGAAGGAGGACGGGGCAGGGTATGAGTTCTTCAAGGTTCTCTGCCTGTGCCGGAAGCCAAAGGAGACCGGATGCTTCCCAAGCATCAAGCCGGAGGTCAAGCAGGTCATCAAAAATATATGGTTCAATGAAGACTTTGCCCGGAACCAAGGCACCCGTGAGATGCTCTATGAGAAGCTGACAGCCATTGCAAACATCAACCTGACAGCCGGGATGCCGGAATGGGGGAAGATACCGTCCTATCAGACGGTGGTGAGGTATATCAACTACCTCATGGAGGATGAGAACATGAGGAACGCCTACTTCCTTGCATCCCGTGGCACCCGTGAATACAAGAACAAGGTCATGGTGAAAGGGAGCCGGGATACCAAAGGGCTTCAGGTGATGCAGATAGTCATGGGTGATGAGCATACCTTTGACTGTTGGGTGAGCTATAAGCAGCCCAATGGCAAGGTCATAGCAATCAAGCCGCACTTGGCGGCATGGGTGGACATGCGGAGCAGGGTCATCATGGGTGATGTCCTCTGCAAGGATGCCAACTCCGACATCTTGAAGCAGAGTCTCCTCAAAATGATTTATTCAGAGCCGGGAGGGGTTCCGGAGTACCTCTACATAGACAATGGCAAGGACTATACAGCCAAGACCATGACAGGAAGAGACCGGAATGACCGGAGCGGCTTGAACTTTGACAATGAGACACAGGGCTTCTACAAGAGCATAGGCATCAAGGATGACCACCGGGCACTGCCCTATGAGCCATGGAGCAAGGGTCAGATAGAGAGGTTCTTCCGTACCGTCTGCAATAAGTTCACCCGTTGGATGAAGTCCTACACGGGAACGCTGACGGGCTCCAAGACCTCTGACAAGGTGGAGAAGGACATCAAGCGGATGCTTGAGAGGGGAGAGCTCCTGACACTGGAAGAGTTCTATGAGAAGTGGCATGAGTGGCTCACAACGGTTTACATGCACACGGAGCACTCCGGGCTCAAGAAGATGGGGGAGACCTACAAAAAGCCTTATGACTGCTTTATGAATGAGGACAGGTACTTCAAGGCGGCACCGCCTAAGAGCTATGCAACCATGCTGATGATGAAGTCAGAAAACGTGCTTGTCCGCAACATAGGCATCACCAAATGGGGATATGAGTACCGCTCCGATGAGCTGTGTGACTATATCGGGCGGAAGGTTGACATCAAGTATGACCCGGATGACATGGCTGTCCTGTACGTCTTTGACCAGAAGGGCAAGCGTATCTGTGAGGCGTACTGTCAGGAGCTCCTTCAGATAGCACCGAAGGTCACGCAGAAAGCCCTTGAGGAACACCTGAAGATGCAGAAGAGGCAACAGAAGCGTGACAGGGAAAGGCTTGAGGAGGCAAGGAGACCGTTTGAGGAGCTCAATGAGCAGTATGTTGGCTTCAATGAGACAACGGGCGGCATTGACCTGATGATAGGCGGCAAGAAGCAGGAGAAGGCGGCAAAAGTCATAGCACTCCCGAAGGACAGAACCTATCAGCAGGGCTTCCGGGCGGAAAGCAGGGAAGAGACTGAAGGGGACAGCGAATACATGAGCAGGCAGGCGGAGAACGCACTCAAGAAACTTAGAGCGATAGGCGGATGACAGGAAGACAAGGTTAGGTTTTAGTGAAGGAAAAGGAAAGGAAGGTTGTAACTATGGAAGCATTGAATACCTACAAAGCGGAGAAGACACTGGCGGAGCAGATGAACGAGAGACTGGCGGAGCTGAAGATGACCAAGGCAGAAGCAGCCCTCAAGATGAACTATTCAAGGGCGGCACTTAGCCAATACCTCAACGGGAAGTATGCAAGTGACCCTACCGAACTGGAAAAGAAGGTCAGGGAGTTCCTTGAGGCATCCGGAGGGATGGAAGGCGGTCAGGCACCGGAGGGAGGCAAGGCAGGCATCCTCAAAAAGAAGGTGGAGTTTTTTGAGAGCCGGGACTTTGTGCAGACTATCGGAGTTTGTCAGGCATGTCAGGAGTATATGGGGCTTGGGATAATCGTTGGAAAGTCCGGTCAGGGAAAGACCCATGCCCTGAAGAAATATGCAGAGCTGCCGAGGGTGGCATACATTGAGTGTGATGACACCATGGCTTGCCGGGACTTGGTGGAAGCCATTGAGAACGGGATAGGGCTCCCTAGAGGGTATGGCGGAACGATATGGAAGAGGGTCAACCGTATCCGGGAGTTTTTCAATACCAATGAGGGCTTCCTGCTCATCATTGACGAGGCGGACAAGCTCATCAACAAGTACACACAGAAGAAGATGGAGATACTCCGGGGCATCTTTGACCAGTCGGATGTGGGAATTGTCATAGCCGGGGAGCCGAGGCTTGAGACGGAGCTGAAGGGCAACCTTGCCCGTTTTGCGAACCGGATGGACTTCTACTACAAGCTGAAGGGGCTGTCCAAGAATGAGGTGGCGGACTACCTTGAGGGCTATGAGGTCGAAGAGGCAGCCATGGGCGAGATGATAAGCCGGGCAACCAACACACAGAGCGGATGCTTCCGCCTGTTGGACAGGACGCTCAACAACGTGCTCCGTATCCTGAAGCAGAAGGGCGAGACCCGGATAACCATGAAGATTGTGAGCGAGGCATCCGACATGATGATGCTGTAGGAAGGAGAGGGCGTATGAAGAAATTGGAGGTTGTTATCAAAGACGAGCATGAGGAAGAGATGGGGCGTGAGATGCTGTCAGGCATCTATGGTGTCATTCAGAAATATGGGTGCATGGGCGTGTCTGTCCGGGCGGATACCATTGCAGACCAAGGATGTATTCAGATACCGGAGTTCCTGAAGCAGAGGAAAGAGAGGAGGGGATAGCATGGCAGGGAACACATCACAGCCGAGCATCAAGAGGGTGTGGGGCATTGCAAAAAGCCCGGAGCTGAAGCTCACGGATGAGGAGCTCCACCTCCTTGTACAGGCACACACGGGGAAGGACAGCATCAAGGCTCTCAACAAACGGGAGCTTCAGACGGTCATCCGGGTGCTTGGAAGCATGAAGGACTCCGTGAAGAAGTCGGAGCGTGGGAAGCACCGTGGAGGGAACACATCCACGGAGAACCAAAGGAAGAAGATATACAAGCTCACGCAGGAGCTTGGGTGGGACAAGCCTGCAAGGGTCAATGGCATGTGCCGGAAGATGTTCGGGGTCAGTGCGGTGGAGTGGCTTGACTATCAGCAGTGCTCCAAGCTCATTGAGGCACTCAAGAGCATGGTGAAGAGGCAGGAGGAAAAGGAGGGTCAGGATGCAGGACTGCAAGCTGATTGTAACGGTCAGGAATAACAAGGTGAATTTTGAGGGTCAGGACATCAGCGTTGAGGAGCTGGCACAGATAGCAGGCTTCCTTCAGGTGTTCGTTGGCATGGAGGGGCTGAAGCGTGGACTGGACATGGATGATGTGAAGAACAACATGCTTGACATCCACCTTGCTGCCATGGAAACGCTTGAGGAGCAGCTCCGGGGCGGTACACCTGACCCGGATGACAGCTCATAAAAGGAAGGAGTGATGCCGGGTGGCAAAGAAGAAGAGACTGACAAACAGGGAAAAGAAGCTCCGTGCAGAGGCAAAAAAGGAGCTTCAGGCAAAGGGGGTCATACCACCGGACAAGCCCAAGCTGAACCGGAAGAAATTCATTGATGAGGCAAAGGCGGAATGGAACAGCCGGGAAAAGTGTTATGTGTGGGATGTCTATATGATGCAGGCAATGTCTTACATGTTGGGGCACATGGAGAAGGACATGAGGCTGTCCCGTGAGGCTGTGGGGGCTGCCAAGGTTCTGAAGATAGCCATGAGGCTCCGTGAGTTCTCTGAAGAGCTTCAGGCAAAGGGAGAGCATGAGTACAAGGTGGTTGACCAGTACAACTATATCAAGGACATCTTGGATGCCTAGAAAGGAGCAGACATGAGCACAGCATATAAGAAGATGACAAGCCACGGGTCAATCAGCATCCCGGTGGCAATGCGGAGGGAGCTTGGCATTGAGCCAAAAGACCCTATGGTGGTGGAGGAGCATCAGGGGGAAATCAGGATAAGACCGTACACGCTCCGCTGTAACTTTTGCGGCGTGACGGACGGGGTACAGGCGTTCCATGGGAAGGGTATCTGTGGAGCCTGTGCAGCAAAGGCATATCAGAAGTTAAGAGGCGGACAGTAATGGGAGAGCAGACAACAAAGGCAATGAGCAATGAGCAGCTCATTGAGGCATGTGTGGGGCTTGACAGGGAACAGAAAAAGAGCCGGGCTCTGCTGAACAGCTACAAGGCGGAGCTTCAGGCTAGGGGCTTGGCTCTCATGGAAGACCACAATGTGAGGTATGTGAAGTTTTACGGTGATGAGGGCAGTGCTGCCATCACGGACAGCATGAGCCTTGACATCCTGAACCCGGACAAGCTGAAGGAGCTTGTGGGCGAGGGGGTATACAGCATGAAGGTCAAGGAGGAAACCAAGACGAGCTACAAGTTTGACAGCAAATTTGAAAAAGCTCTGAAGGCAATCTTTACGGGTGACTACACCTTTGAGACCACGCTTGCCGAGTTCCTTGGTGAAATGAGCATCAAGCCGGATGAGAAGCAGAAGAAGCTCCTGCTGAAGAAACTGAAGGGAGAGTTTGAGAAGGACAAGGAGACCCTCATCTCTGTCTTAGTTCAGGAAGGGCAGGAGACACCGGACTTTGATGTGGAGCTGTGGTACATCTACCGTATTAAGAACGGGGAGCTCATCCGGGCTTTTCTCCCGGAGGAGATGATTGATGCAACCATTGAGGGCATCAGGAAGAGCATCTTGGTGGAGACCAAGACATCCATCACATTAGACTATGACACTGAAAAGGAGGAGTAATCATGGCAGAACAGACAAAGGACATCCTTAGTGAGTACACCAAGGACATGACTCCGGAGCAGAGAGAAGAGCTTCAGGAGAAGGTGAGCAACATGACGGAAGAGGAACTCAAGGAGTTCCGCAACAGTTTAGACCCGGACAACATGGGCTTTTTTGGAGAGGAGAGTGTTTGATATGGCAGCACCGAAGATTGAGAAGCTCCTGACCCCTTATAATTTTACTAACAAGGACAATGTCGGGCGTATCAAGTACATTGTCATCCATTATGTGGGGGCTCTTGGAGGAGCAAAAGCAAACTGTCAGTATTATGCAAGCAAGTACATAGGGGCATCCGCCCACTATTTTGTAGGCTTTGATGGAGAGATATGGCAGAGCGTTGGGGATGAGGACATTGCATGGCACTGTGGAGCAAACAGCTACAGACATGCGGAGTGCCGGAACTCAAATTCCATTGGCATTGAGCTTTGTGTCCGCAATAGAGGAAATCAGGCAGCGGACAGCAAGGACTGGTATTTTGAAGATGCAACTGTGAAGGCAGCGATTGAGCTGACCGAGTACCTGATGAAAAAGTATGGAGTGGATGTAGCCAATGTCATCCGCCACTATGATGTGACTGGAAAGATATGCCCTAACCCGTATGTGTATAATACCACCAAGCATACATGGGATGCTTTCAAGAAAGCTATTGCAGGCGGTGGAGCGGCACAAAAAGACACCATGACCAAGATAACCGGAAAGGCGGAAGCCACAGCGGAGCAGATGGCGGCATACATCAAGGCAAAGAATGGCAGCGTTACACAGAGCGTACTTGACATGATACCGCTGTACCTGTCTGAAGGAGAGGCGGAGAATATCCGTGGTGACATTGCCTTTGCACAGAGCTGTCTTGAGACAGGCAACTTCACCTTCTCCGGGAGTGCAGTGAAGCTCTCACAGAATAATTTCTGTGGCATGGGAGTGACCAAGAACGGAGAGACAGGGAACAGCTTCAACACGCCACAGCTTGGCATCCGGGCACAGATACAGCACCTCAAGGCATACGCCAATACCACGAAGCTGAAGCAGGACTGCATTGACCCACGCTTTGACCTTGTATCCCGTGGCTGTGCCCCATATGTGGAATACCTTGGAATACAGGAGAACCCGAAGGGCAAGGGATGGGCTGCCGGAGCCGGGTATGGAGAAAAGATACTGAAGATACTGGATGCCATCAAGGGAGCCGGGAGCGGTCAGGCATCAGGCGGCGGACAGGGCTCCGACAAGAAGCCGGACGATGGGGGGAAGCAGCAGTCAGTCTTCACGCCATACCTCATCACTACCACCTGTGACGTGCTGAACATCCGCTCCGGAGCCGGAACCGGGCACAGCGTGGTGGGAGCCATCCGGGAGAAGGCAGGAAAGAAGAACAAGTACACCATTGTGGAGGAAAAGGATGGATGGGGCAGGCTGAAATCCGGAGCCGGATGGATAAGCCTCTCTTACACAAAGAAGGTGGCGGCATCAGGAGGCGGCACAGTCTTCACGCCATACCTCATCACTACCACCTGTGACGTGCTGAACATCCGCTCCGGAGCCGGAACCGGGCACAGTGTGGTGGGAGCCATCCGGGAGAAGGCAGGAAAGAAGAACAAATACACTATTGTGGAGGAAAAGGACGGATGGGGCAGGCTGAAGTCCGGAGCCGGATGGATAAGCCTCTCCTA